ACCAGACTTAATAGCATTTGCACCTTCTGCTGCAGAGATACCACCTTCTTTAAGAGCAACCATAAGAAGGGAAAGATCTTTAACGTCTCCACCAAGTGCTTTAATAACTGGACCAGCTTTTGGAATAGCCGTTGTTAAGTCAGAAAGAGATAAAGAAGTTTGGTTTTCTACAGCATTTAGAAAGTCAACAGAACCAGCAAGTTCATCTGTGCTAACTTTAAAAGCATTTTGTAAAGATAAAGTAGTTTTCATTGCGTCTTGATTTGAAACATCTCCAAGTGTTGCAAGGCGAGTAGTTTCTCTAAGAGAACTTAAAAGTTTTTGACCTTCAAGACCAGTGGCTGCAAGTTCTGCTGCTAATGAGGCTGTATCTTTTACAGCAATACCCATTGTTCTTGAAAACTCAATACCTAGTTGTTTTACATTTTCTGTCATCTTAATTGTTTCAGCATCTCCTGATGACATAAGACCAGAACCATAAACTTTTTGGAATCTAGTTAATTCAACATTAACCTCACGGAAAGCTTTCATCATTTGTTGTGCAAAACCAGTAATAGGAACAGTAAGACCGACAGTAATCTGTCTACCAGCCCACTGGGTATTTTTACCAAAGTTAATAAGCTTTGTTGCACCATCTTGAACGATGGTATTGAAAATATCAAACTGCTTTCTAGAAACAGCTAAGTTTGTATTAAAATCTTTTAGATTAATATTTGTAGGGGTAATCATCATACCCATTTGCTTGCCATTCTTTTCACCAAGAACAGCAAGTTGTGACATTTCTCTTGCCACTTCACGAACTGCTAGTTTGTGTGCATTTGATGCACTACTAAAAGCACCTATACCTTCTTTGGCATATTGCTTTAAACTAAGTTCTTGTTTTTGAAGGGCTTTACCAAACTGTCCAACAGAGTCAGACAGTTCGATAACTTTGGTATTCCAGCCACCCATCTTGCCAATATCACTGGCAAGGGAATCACCAAGACTTAATTTAAGTCCTGATGCTTGTTTGTCGAAGTTCTGGAGAGTCTGATTCAGAAGGTTTGCTTGCGACATTAACTGACGCATTTGATTAATTACAGGACCAAAATTGGCGTTATAATTAAAATTAGCATTTACATTAGTAGTCATTAATCAAGACCTACTATAGAATAACCTAGTCCATCTGATCCATCAAAACCTTGTTGGATTGCCATAGACTCTGTTTTATTACCAGTTAATCTTGCGTGTACTCGTGCTTCAATATCCTGCAAGCTAGTAGCACCAGTGTCATCACTTGTTTTTGATTGTTCTGACAAATCTATACCTTGAATTGCAGCAAGAAATTTGTTTTGACGATTTTCTTTTTCATGCATAGCACCTAATGTAGCAATAAGCTCTGACATTGATAAACTATTTTCTAGTTCATCATAGTCTTTCCAGTGACCTAATAGGAAGACTTCGGCTTCCAAGGCAGCTAAGTCTAGCTCGTTCCAGCTAGTTCCTGAGCTGCCATTAGTAGGTTTGGGTCGTTAAGCTTAATGTCTGCAGCAACCTCCAATATTTTATACATAGTCTGAAGATCTAAAACTTCTTCAAGTTTTTCGATATCCGAAAGCTCAGGTGCAAATTGTTTCATAGCAATCGATGTACATTCAATAAGTACTTCTAAGAAATCATCTTCATTACTTTTTGTTTCGATTTCTTTCCATTTCTTCATTACTTCTCGTAGTGTCTTTAGATTGAGAGGTTTAATGGTAATCGCTGTACCGTCCTGTAACTCAATTTCTAAAGATTCATAAATTTTTGTAGCCATTTTTCTCCTAATGTCCTCTTTTATATTATAGCCTAATTTTGTTTATATATAAGAATGTGGTGGGTATTTCTACCCACCACATTACAAAGTATTTAGTTATATTACGATAAGGCTGTGTAAACTCTATCGATGATCTTTCCATAAGTTGCTTCTGCACCAGTCAGGTTAGAACCTGTGTTAGCTGAAGAAGGAAGAAGACGGAATGTCACTGGGAAAACCGTTGCCTCATTTCTCTTAATACCAATAGATACTGTTTCCATAGAAACTGCACGATAACCAATGTAAAGTCTTTCTGCTCTTGAAGCTGCTGCTGTACCCTTGATTGAGTCAGGGGCTGGACCAACAACTAGGAGTGAACGCTCAATAGGTGAGTACCCAAGAGCACCACCATTAAGTGTAAGACTGCGAAGATTATTTGCACCAGAAGAAGTAAGAGTTCCAAGATCGTTGCTATCTGAACCCATAGTAATCAAGAAGTTTTCTAGAGTAGCTTCAGTGAAAGTTGTCTTAACAGAAACTTTCTGACCTTGCTTGAAGATCTTTGCAACGTCAAGAAGTTGATCAACCTGAACCTCACCGTAATCAGGAGAGAAGTCAAATGTTACACCTTCAGATGTGTAGCCAACGTGTGTCCAGTTATTTGAATTAACTTTAGTTGGATTATCGTATGTACCTGACGCACCATCGTTATTTAAGCTTGCAGTATTCGTACCTGCGTTAGCTGAAGTAATGGTTGTTGCTGTTGTTGGAATATCACCTTCTGTGTATTCAATACCAGTAACTTTACCAAGGTAAACTGTACCAGCACCAACAATAATATTTTTTGCATTATTTGCCATATTTTTTTTGCACCTCCTTGCATATTTGAATTAGCTTTGGGGGCTTCCTCAATAATATAATACCATATTTTTTATACTCTTGTGTATTCGTAAGTTAAATATAAGGTAGAAATATATAAGCCAGACTCAAGGCTTGTTTGTTGTTTTTCATTTAATGAATAGTTATCTTGACGTACCTTAATATACTTAAATCTAATGCCACTATCATTTACATAATTATTTACAGCATCCGCAGAATCATCAAACTGGCTCAATATATCGTAAATAAAGTTCTTAATTGGGTATAGTTCATTCCAAGGGGCAACAATAGATAGCGTTGCTTCTTCTCTAATTAAAGGGAATGTTTTTGCATCCACCCCAGTAAATAAGTAGTCATAAAGAATGTATGGTGTTACATCGGTTACAGCGTTAGAATCATTAACCGCAAAAATAGGGGGTGTAATTGTATAGGCATCTGTATTCCAGACTGTTGTAGGTAGCTTAGTGGACCCAGAAATGGCACCTGTTGCTTTACCCCAAACATAGTTACCAATAAGGATTACTGGAAGTTTTGTATAGTCCATTATTTTAGACTCCTAACAATTCTTTTTGCAGATGTTTTAGACATTGATGTGTCATCAACTCTACCATTATTAATCTTTGATAATGCATCATCAGATTCTTTTTCCATCATACTGTTAATTTTATCATAGAAACCCATATCTGTCAGAACTGAGTCTGCTGTATTTTCAATATATGAATTAAAAGCATTAGCAAAAGATCCTTGAACTGCTGCTCCTCCAGGATTTGGAACATAAGATTGTTTAGCAAAGATATCCTGTCCATCTAATTGAAAGACCAAGAGTTTTCCACGTTTAGGATTAATTGTTAAAGGTGTTCCTTCTTCCATAATAAAGGCTTTTCTTTTAAATACTTGACCGCTTTTTTCTGGCATACTTGCTTCTTTAAGATTAAACTGAAGGGTAGGAACCCCATTAGCATTGTTTATTATATAACTAAATAATCTAGCTGATTCATCACCAGTTCTACCAGTTTCATAAACGTGGTGAAAAGACTGATGCTCTCTTCTTGCTAAGTTATCTAAATATGCACCAAAGTGTTTTCCAAGTATTTTTAATCCAGATTCAATGATATGATTTTTATTCTTTGTATTATTTAATTCTACTAACAGGTCTGAGTGATATCTTGCTACAGCCATAATCTTTTCTGGCATTTTACCAGTGTCAACTTTTTTTGACATTATAGACCTTCTAGTATTTGGACTTCTTGTCTTTCTAATACTGTTTCAAACTCTATTACTGTACCGTCAAAATTAAGAATTGGTGTAGATCCACGAGGCTCAAATATTGTTGCTCCAGCTACACCGCCTTTACTGTTAGCAATATAATCTTCTTTCCAGATTACTGTGCTTCCAGTTCTAATTCCTACAACTCTACTAGATGCAGAAATTGGAGTAGATGTTCTTATTTTAATAAAATCTTTATTAAGTACTACCTGATCTTTAATAGACACATTGGCTGAATTATTTCCCATTTTAGATCCAAGTAATCCACGAGCAACACAACTAATAGTTTGTGTTAATGCCCAATCTTTTGAAACCATTCCATTCGTTGCATTTCTTGTAACTGTAGGATCATAAATATCTGCTTTCATCGTATATACTGATGCTGCTAGACAGGACAATTAAATCGCCCGCAAATCCCAACGCTTATACTGCTCAAGCAGTGCGTCTACATAAAGATTTCCTGTGCTACTTAACATACCATCTTGGAACGTAATGTCAAATGAGTCATTCTTAATGGACTTAAATCCTTTGTTTCTATAAACAAAATCAGCACAAAGAAGATCGGTAAATAATTCCATAGTAGCCTGTTTAATTGCTTCTGGAACATACTTCCATCCATACTCACCACGAATATTAAAGGAACTGTTTTCACCAAAAAATCTTTGTGTATAAATAGGATTAATGTCTCTCCATTCAGAGATGTTAACACCTTCTTGATATGTTCTTAGTCCATAATGACTTTCACTAATAATTAAAGGTAGGCTTAAATCATCTACCGACTCATAAAGCGTACTATCGTAAATAACAACATCGTCAGATGTTATTTTGTCATACGACTCAATTCTTTCACCTAGATGTAAAAGGTCAGTTCCTAGTCCAAGAGTTGGGACTGTTTTATACTCAAAACCAAAGTTATCATTGACTCTAGCATTAATTAAAAGTCTTGCTTTCTTTTCAAACTTTTCAAATGTAGATCTTTTAAGGGCAGTAGTTGTTTCTGATCCTGTTGTAATTGTCAAACCTGTATATGCTGAAATCTCTTCTACTGTTGCATATGGTCTAACTAAACTAATATATAGTTCATCAGTAAACGAATCATTTGTCTTGATCCCTTGGATATCAATCTTTAATTTACGATCATAAGCAGTAGTATCTGAGTTTAACGTCAAAGTAAATACATTTGAAACAACAGTATTTGTTTGATCGTATTGAATATACTGGTCATTGTCTAGGTCATATACACTATAAACAATGCTGACTGTATTTGCTGGTGCAGTATAAGAAATATTAAGACTGTCACCGTCTGTTCTTAAATATTCTATCATTACCCTATTCCGTTAAAGTTATTATATTCTTCTACGGAAGCCTCTCTTACACCATATCCTGGCTCATTTATAAGTAATTGTGCTAAATTTTTTTCTACAAAAGTAAATGGATTATCCGATTCAAATTTAATTCCTCTTACATATGCGCCAATTCCTGCAATAGTTGTCAGAAGTGTTTGTTCATTTGAAACTTCTGGTACTATTTCTTTTATTTCAGTTTCATTAACTTCTTCTTTAACTTCTGGTACATAATCTTTAAACCCTAAAGATGAACCTTGATAGTCATCAAAAGTTAATCCTGATTCTTCAATTACTGAAATAACATCTTGTTTTCTTGCATTTTTTGTATACTCAATTCCAAAATCATCACAGAACTGCTTAAGTTCTGCAATAGTTTTTGTATTTAACATAATTCCTCCTATTTAAATATTATACACCAAAAACAAACAAGGGTTACATTTCTGTAACCCTTGCTTGAAATTGTTTGGATTAAACCTGCTTGCCGTAGGCAATAGCTGACTTTTCTTCCAATGCGAGACCCAATCGGACATACACTGTATATTCGACAGAATCTTTCTTTGGCACGAAGAACTTGTGTACCGTAACATCTCTCTGGAAACCCCAGATTCTGTTTTGTGGGAACGTAATGTCTACGAAACCTTCTGGGTACAAAGGAACTTCTTGTACTGGAAGACCGAACACAGAATACTGTGCACCTGCTGGACCACCAATACGAGGAGTTTGACCATCAAGAACACGTTGTGCAGTTTCGTAAGGAACAGACTTAGCATCTGTTGTATTAACTGTACGAAGCTGTGTTAATAGCTCTTGGATGTGCTTGCTGTTCATGTAGAACTTCAAGTCTTGTCTACGAGCCTTGAACTTACGAGGCAATGCATTGTAAATTGCTTCAAGAGCATCAAGATTGAACTTAGCTGTGCTTGTTGCACCGCTTGCCCAAATTCCTGTCATAGCTGCTGAAGCAGCACCTGCTTCGTGACCTGCTGTTGCTGGATCAAGAACTCTGTTAACGAAACCATCAATAGTGTTAGTATAAGTACCACCGTATGCGCTTCCAGTTGAAGATTGACCATTAATTGCAAGGTCCTCAAGATCGTTACCGAACTGAGTTGCCATTAAACGTACAACGTGATCCTCAAGAGAAGAACCTTCGATTGAATCTTCTAGAGACTCTGTTGAAAGTTCGTAATCTAAACGGAACTTAGTTGTTGTAAGATCCAACTTTGTGAAAGTTGCACCCTTGTTAGTAAATCCTGCAACGTCAGCCTGATCAGCTTGTGTAGCCTTAGATACTAAACGTGTACCAACACGAATCTTATCAAGCTCCATAGTATTAGCTGTCATTAAAACCTTACGACCATCTTGTGCAAGCACCATCTGATCAAAGACATAATCGATAAACTGTGCAGACTGGGTTGGTTGTAGTACACCACCCTGACCAGCAGCAGTGCTACCCTGAGCGTAAATATTACCATTCTTGGCACCATCGGTCAAGATTGTATTATTATTTACTGTTTTTTCTAAAATATCACTCATTATTTATTTCACCTACCTTTTCTTTTTTTATTTTCAGTTTAAGTATTGAGCGGAGCCGAGGAAGCGTCCCCCCCATAGAGATTCTGATTTCTCTATAGTAACCTCTGAAGAACTATCTAGCTCTCCAGACTTTTTAACGGCAGTATCGTTTTCTACTGATTCAAGTCTTCCATTTACTTGAGTCAGAGCTTTTGTAACTTCTGCCAAACCTTTGTTTAACTCTTCGTAACGATTTTCTGTTTCTGTTAACTTTTCTGTAAGAGCCTTTGTAACTTCTGCTAGTGTACTAGCAACATTAGATACGGCTTCAACATTAGCATCGGCATTCTTTGTGAGTGCCTCGCCAACAAAACTCTTGATTTCGCTAAGTGTTTTTTCAAGGTCAGTCGCTTCACCTGAATCGGTGGAAGCGTCAACTGCATCTGCAGCTTCTTCGACTGTTTCCTCATTAACTTCTACTACAGCCTCTACTGCGGTATCTTCTGCTGGTACTTCATCTGCTGCTTCAACAGCAACCTCTTCAGCCTCAACAACTTCGTCAACGATTACTTCTTCTGCTACTTCTGTAGCGTTTGTGTTGTCAGTCATTTCAACACCTCCTTCATTATTTTGGGTGGCAACCGACATATCCTTGTTAATTGCCATATCTACTGAATCGTTGTTCAGTAAAATCTCTTCTTCTGATGGGTTAAAGAATTTTTTCATTTTAACCTTCCAGGAATTTAATGTACTCATTTTGTGTCCTACAAGTGTCTCTGATGCTTTCCAAGAATCTCCATCTTTCTGGTAAACTCTAATAACAACGGCTGGATCTTCTTTTGTACCAGTAATTGAAAAACTAGAGTTAGGTACTTTTATTTTACCATTAGTTATTACTCTTGTTATCTTTCCTCTTGCTGTACCACCTGATGATGACCACTGAACATAATCTCCAGTAGAATAAGAACCAACTTTTTTTACATCTTCATCTGGTTTTTTCTTTGTTTTATAAGGATTTTGTTTAGGATATCTATTAATAGTTTGATCGTTTGTAACTGCACCAGCATTTGCATCTTTAAGAATAGAAATTAAATTTTCAATAGATTTTTCAATATCTGTTTTTTCTAATTCATCTACCCAACCAACAGCAACTAATTCGTTGTTGCAATTAACACAACTATATTTTTCATCAGATGATGTGTACGCAAGGTCATCTTCTTCGCACCAGAATACATTCTGAATATGCGACTTATTAAAAATGCCTGTGGCTACATCGCCGTCAATAGTTTTTTGGATAGAAAAAATATTAGCAAACTGATTTGCTGGGGAATCAACAAGGGATAATTCAACTAAATCGTATTCTTTAATAACACGAACTGTTTTATCTAATGACTCATCAAACTCATCGGAAGAATCTTTTACTGATCCACCGATTGAAAAACCAGTAAGAGTACCGTCAAGAACCATTTCCCAGATATCCGAAGCACCCTTAGAAATGTAAGCATCCACATAAACACCGTTATATGTTTGTTTTGTTTCTGGATCAAAGAAGGAATCTGTTCTAAAAGAAACAATCTTTCCCGCTGGAATTGGCTGGTGCATCAATCTTACATTACCACGAAAGTTAGCAAATGCTTTTTCTGATGCAGAAGATTCTACACGATCACCTTGCTTATCAATATTATCAAGTGTAGCAAAGCCTGAGACAATACGTTTTTCAGCATCAACCTTAGAAATAGGCATTGTCAATGTTACTTGGTTGCCGTTAGTTAATAGGGATGCTTTTTGTATATTTAACATAACACTTTAATTATACAATGTTTTTTGTATTAGGCTTGCTGTCTTCCCTCGCCTTGAGGATTCCTTTGACCAGTTTCACCATCACCAGCGTTACCTTGACGCTGTTGATCACGTTGCCTATTACCAGTAGCCTGTGCAGTTTGATCAGCTGCTTGTTGAGCATTTAGCTTAACTGGATCATTTCCACTTGGAATAGGAGGAAGGTTAAGTCTAGTTCTAACTTCATTTGGAAGTAATACTTGCATACGGAGATAACGCTCATCGATCTTTGACTGTGTGTCTTCATCTGTTAGTGTTAGTTCGTTGAATACAAGTTTAAACAAATCAGTCTTTTCAGAAATAATTCCTTGAATCTTTTTCTGCAAAACATCCTGTGCAGGTCTTGTAACTTGTTCTTTAAATGTCTTATCTGCATCTTTAGCAGCAGCAAGAGAAATACCTTCTGCACTACCAATCTTAGACATAGGAACACGGTGTGCCATAAGGATTTCCTGTAAGTTGCTCTTACGATACTTATCAAATGATCCTTCTTGTACACCATTTTCAACGGCTTCCATTTTAACATCTACTTTACTTCCAGCTTCATCGGCAGGTAAAGGAACAACAAGTGTTCTATGACTTTGACCACGAAGGTTATTTTGAAAAAACTCAAATAACTTTGCTTCGGCATCTCTACTTAATTTAGCACCCTTAACCCAGAAAATATATCTAGGGGTTGCTTTATTTTCAAAGTATTCAAGGTTAAACTTAGATGAAAACTCATTGCCAGCCATAGCATTTTGTGCAGAAACAATAGCTGGAATACCATAATAGGTATTTGTTGGTGTGTAGTTATAAATATGAATAATTTCATTTGGACGAGGGTCAGATCCAAATGGTGGTGGCATATCTTCTTCATCGTGGAAGTTTTTAAAGTAAGCAAACTTTCCACCAACCATTTGAACAAATCCGTCACGAAGTCTGCGAACACGCATTGTTGATGCTGGAATATGACCAATATATCCAATTTCGCCAGTAGTTTTTCTACCAACTTCAATATATCCATTACCAGTTGCTTCAAGATCTAAATAAACTTTTGTCAGGGTTGCTGTGAAAGTATCATCATCATTTCTAGTATCTAACCAATAAAGTATTTCTTCTTTTGCACCTTCAAGTTTGCGTCTTACTTTAGCAACCTTTTCTTGATCTGTCATAGACTCAAGTTTTTGTTTTGTTTTCAATGTGTAATCAAGTTTATATCCAAGACCAACAATATTTGCAACTTTTGCATTAATTGCTGCATAATTAGCAGATGATACTTCATATACTTTTGCAAGGCTTACTGGATTATATGGAGGCTCAATAACATCAAAAAGACCGTACCCATATTGAAGAAAAATTAATTGCTTTGACTCTGCGTCATCTCCACCAATACCATTATTAGGTGCGGTATATTTTGCTCCAGGAGTTATTGCTTTTTCTAACTTTCTTTTAATATTTCTTTTAAAGTTAGGATTAATTCCTTTATACTTAAGGATATCTTCTGTTGATTTTTTAAACTCATCAGTTTCAATATATTGTGGAGAAGTTAATTTATCTAAGCCAACATCTCTACCACTAATAACAAAACCTTCATTATCTTCTTGCATTTTGGAACACTTCTCTCCAGTTTTCTGTATCTCCATATGGAGTTAAGCCCTCAATCATTCTATCAATATCTTCTCTAGCAGTAGCATCTGATACTCTACCAACACCAGCTAAAAATACTGGCTGACCATCCATTTGACCATAATAATTTGCTGCTTCAGTGATATGTTTAATCTTTTGTAAATCATATCTCATTGATGGAATATTCAATACATTGCCATCTTCATCTTCAAAATTCTTTCCATTTGGCAACTGCCATACATAAACACCAAAATCTGAGGTGTTTTGTACCACAGATAGCCCATTTTTTCTATTTGTCATACCACTATGATACCACTTTATAGTTCTTTGATGAGTTTTATTTTTTAACGGTGTAGGCAATTACCCTATCTTGTAAGTTTTTAGCAAAATTAATTAAAGCTGAACCATTCCATTTAAACGCTGTTGTGTTATTTACAGCAACATTTAAATCTTGATTATCCATATAAACTGTACCACTTGTAAAAGACTGCTTTGTAAACTGAACAGTTACTGTTTTTGTTGTTGTATAAATATCAGTATCCACAAGACCTGTTGGGTTTGCAGTAGTTATATTGTCTACCCTCCATAATTCTGGAGTTCCTGTTGCTGGCTTTAATACAATATAATCTTCATTCTCTATGTACTGTCGATCAACTTTTAATTTATTATTTAATAGTTCATTGTTATTTTGAGTATAATTATCAAAGACAACCTGAGAACCTAAATCTAATTTTGTTATTACTGGATCATCATATGTAGGGATAGTAGATAAATCAACAGTAGTATTAAATGTTAGTTTATGCATAACTTTTTTAAACTTTACAACATCTGTAAACGAATCATTTATAACTTTACCCTTAGCACAACTAATAGTTATTTTATTATTTGCAGAATCAATTTTTGTGATTTTGGTATCTGATGCTATAATACCTTTAGTGTCAATATATACCTTATCTCCAACATCCAATAAAGCAAAGAGCGTATTGTTTGCAAAAGTCAAAATAGCAGTATTTTTAGAAGAGGCAACTCTTCCAGCAGTAGCAGCTATTGATACATCTGCATTTTTAATATCTGTTATATAATAATCTGTTTCAAAGCCGTTAACTTGTAAATAACTTCCTGGAGTTCCTGATTTTAAATTATTACTAGATGTAACATACATATATTGACTTCCAGTGGTAAAAGTTTTTTCAAGTGTTGTTGAAATATCTTTACCAATTTCTGTATCTAGATAATTTAAAGTTAATGTTTTTGGACTTGACTGTCCTTTTAACAAATTATATATTGCACTTCCACCAGCTAAACTAGATGTATCTGTGATAATTTTAGATAATTGTGTAGAATCGTTTAATGTTTTTTCACCATTATCATCTATTAGTCTTGGTCCAGTAGAATATACTGTATTTTGAAAATCACCAGAGAATAGATTATAAAGATTGGTTACAGTTTTTGCTGTAAATTTTTTATCAAATATCATTAATTGATCAGCATAGAACTCTGAAGTTCCAGAAATATTTCCCAATATAATATCTTTTGGGGTTGAATCTGTAACATAGATTGGGGTATTAAATATAAAAGTTATATGATTCCAGCTATTTGTTTTAATTGTTGAACTAGCAATACCATTAACATATATTGTTGCACCTGTTAAAGATAGTGTTATTGAAGATAGGGAGAGTTGGCTTGATCCAACTTTTATAAGATTTGCGGATGTTGTAGTAGATGGAATATAAGCCATAAAAGAAACTGTTTGAATACCAGACGCTATTGACATATTCCCTTGATATTCTTCATTTACAGGATATGAGTCAAATGTTGAAGAATCTGATGTTTGAATAGCAATAGTGTTTTTAAATGATGAGTCATAAATATAATATGATCCACTATAAGATACTACATTATCTGTAGCATAATTTTTTGTAGAAGACCAAGCAGATGCACTATTATATGAAAGAACTGTCCAATATTGTGGCTCTTGAAATGGAGGATTTGGATAAGTTCGTGGTGCACCAGTATATGTATTTTTATAAAATTTACCATCATACAAATAAACTATATCATTCAAAGCATAAGTAGATGTAGAAGAATATGTATAATTAGTAATATATGTCCAAGATTTATTTTGTACAGATGGATTCATACTTATAGTTGCTGGTGTAGAAAAGTTCCAATCAGTACTACTATATACTTCAGATACCACTACTTTATCTCCATCAGAAAAAGTATTATCATTAAGTGTATAATAAAGAGTTGATCCAGTTTTAGTTGCAGAAATTATATGAGCAACTTTTGAAGGAAAAGCATAATCTTGAGTAATTTTTACATAAGAATTTTTAATCTTAATTCCACTTTTATTTCCATTATAGAAGAAAGGATATTCTTGTAAGTCTGGTACAGATACTTCATTACCGCTATAATATATTTTTGCTGGATTGCCTCCAGGAGATGCATTGCAAGTTAAATATTTATTATTAATGCGACTAGATGTAGATCTGTTTTCTAATCCAGACCAATATCCATTAGGTAAATTTCCATCAACATATGGGGTTGCATAAGATTTTTGTTCAAGTTGTGCACCATCTGCAAAAAAATAAGTTCCAGTAGTTGGAGTACCTGTTGTAACTATTAATGGAACACAAAACTTAGCATTTGATGGTGCTGTAGTAGTAAATATAGCTCTAGTCCAAAAAGAAGTTGATATTGAAAAATTTGAACTTGAAACATTAGATATATAATCATTATTAATATCATACCACTCAATAATTGAATTAAATTGAGAATTAATATTATAATCTTTTAAATACATAGACCAAGTGTATGTTTTATTTGACGTAACTGGAATTCTAGTATAATTATAATTTACAGCAATAGGTCCAAGATAAATATTTCCAGTAGAAACACACTTCAAAGAGGAGTTTCCAAAAACAGACTCTGCACTACTTCTAACTGGAGAAGAATTATTTACAAACCATCCTGTAGTATCTTCTTCAAATGATGGATTTTGAATAAGATTAATTGTTGGCTCACCCATACTAAAATTATTTTCATCTATAACAGGATAACTAAATAACCTAAAGTAATTTAGATATGGTGGTTGATCAATTAAATCACTTGTTTTAAAAGTTAAATCAAACTGAAGTAAATCTGAATAATTAGATCCATCTTGGATTCTATTTATAGAAGTTTTATTTAGCCAGTCTTTATCGGTAATGGTTCTTTCTAAAATAACTTCAGGTTCTTTGAATTGAGAAGTTGTAGTTATATTATCATTTGTAGAATCACCTACCAGATCTGCCGTCCAGCTTGTTGTTCCACTAACTGAAACTAAAAGACTTTCGCTTGATTCTGGATGACCAAACTCTAATCTAGATGCTCCAGGATATGTAACATTTGGCTCTGCAAGTGACTGCAAAGGAACATCAATTCTTGCTGTAGCATAAGACTGAATCTTAAATCTTTTTTCTAAATAATTTGGGGTAGCTGTATAGTAATGTTTAAAAGAAGAACCTTCTATGTTTGCCTTTGTACTATACAACAAAGAATTATCTTTATGTATACCAATAATTTTTGTAAGATATTGAGTTGAAACTATTGTAACTAGATTTTTTTCTGCTTCATCATTTTCACCTTCAGTCCAATAATCAGCGGAGCCAATCCTTAAATCTGTTTTAGATAAAGACAAAGGAATGTCAAGGGCTAGTGATGTAATTACTGGAGATCCAGTATTTGGTACATAAATAAGATTAATATTTGAAGAATCTACAACATAAAAACCTACATAAAAACTTGTATCTGTTGATGATGTTACTAATGTTGAAGTTGTATCGCTATTTATAAATGCTTTGATTCCACTAGATGTATTTACAAACTCAATAGAGTTATCTGTATCTGGTGAAGTTAAAATGAATAATGTTTCATCGATAGATGGAGTTCCATTTTTTGTAAACTTAAATAACCATCCAGAGTCGGTTACTGGGAAAATAGAACCTATATCTTCTATAGATAAATATGACTTTGCATCAAATCTATATTCTGAACTGGAAGAAAATCTAGCATCAATATCTGACTGGCTACCATAACCATCACGGAATAATGATAATGGTTCTTGTTTTGGTTTGATAGTTAACACATTATTATAAACAACACAGTTATTTGATTGTGTTATAGACCAAGCATTAGAACCACCAAATTCATATTTTTTAATATCTTGATGGTTGTCCATAGAAAAGTTATAATAAACTCCATTATTTTTATCCACAAACTCGGTAGGAATATTATATCCACAACCATAAATAAAATGCCTCAATGCCTGTTGTCTTGTCATAACATAAGAATATAAAGCAATGCTATCTATTTGCAAAATATCTATTCCAGATGGTTTTTGAAACTTAAAATCATTATTAATATAAATAACATTAAAATATGAAGAATGATTATATAAAGATTTACTTTTTGAAACACCATTAACAGTAAGACTAATTTCTGACTTAGAATATGAAGCTACAATATGTAATGGCTTATTTATTGAATCAATGTTTACTGATACGCTTTTTTTATTGCTAGATGTTCCTATTGTATAAACTAAATAGTCATTGATTAAAGATATTTTAACTTCTGGATCACTGATATCTCCCTTATACATAATAACTTTTTCTGTAGATGATGAAGAACTTACTTTAATCCAAAACTCAATAGATGATGGATTTCCAGAATCATACAGTGACATTTTATATAAAGAAGGAATAGTAATTACTCCAGAATTAAGGATAGAGATAGATGATTTACCACCATAAACTATTGGCAAAATTGAATTAAAATCTGAACCATTTACTGCAGAAGAATATGTTCCATTATAAAGCTTTGATTTACTTGCATCTACAATAAATCCGTGAGTATATGCGGTAGTACTAGATGTTTCATCTAACGACCAAAATCCTGCTGGATTATCTTTTTGAATTAATTGTGAATACGACATATGACCTCAAGTATATTATACCGCTTTAGAGATCTCCGTGATATCACAAGCACCTGCAACACAAGCTAAATCTTGAACTGATGTTGTTGCATCAAATGTTTCATAAATCTCAAGCCATTTCCAATCAAGGTCTGCTGGTGTTTCTTTAACAAGATTATCATACTCTTCTTGAGTAATTTCTTGATAAGGAGCTTGTTGATAAGTATGCTCTGAATAAGGCAAGAATGAAACACCCGACATTTCATCGATATGTTCATATACCCAAGCACCCACACTCATCCATTCATTCTCCTTTACAGAGATTGTAATAGAAGGCTTATGTTCTGCCCAATGCCTTTGATAAGCTAACCAAAGATCTAGATGCTGAATAGCAGTTAGATTTTCTCTAAGTGTAGATCCCTCTGGAGCCTTAATTGGAAATGTGAATACCATAGTATCATTTGGCTTCATAACATCTGGTTCGTGTTTAATGCCCATATCAACAAGAAATGTTGTAATAGGATCTTTCATATCACCACGAATTGTACGAGCATAATATTGTGAATGCCAAGGATGCATACCAGAAGATGAATTAACTAATTGTGAAACAGTGCCAGAAGGTTTTACACAAGTAATAGCAGCAGCAGGATTGATATCAATCTCTCCAGCCCAATATGCATTAATTTCTACTGAGTGTTCTCTAAGGGCATCTAGCCATTCAGCAAGCTTTTCATTACCTTCAGAACCGTTTAGAACTGGGTGAGAAAGTTGACCTGTAAGTGAAACACCAAGCAATCTTTCTTCTTCACTGTTCTTTTGCCAAATCTTACGAAGATACTTAAAACGAGTAAATGTTGATTGAACAGTTCCAAGAAGTGTTGCAAGTTCTACTTTTGCCTTTAGCTCATCAAGGGTGTCTGTGTCTCTAACAACAACTTCTGTCAGGTTGCAGAATTGATAAGGGCGAAGGATAATTTCTGAACAAGGATTTGTTCCAAACTCTGCTGTTGAATCTCTGCGACCATTTTTTGCAGAAATCTTTTGTGCTGCTTCACGGCTAAATATGCCACGCTCACCTGACTTTGAGTCATACAGAGATTTCCATTCGTCCATAAACACTTCCATAGTAGGCTTTGTATTGTATACAGCAGAGTTATTTGCTAATGCTCTCTGACCACTGTATTCCCACCAAGAACCTGCTTTTGCAGCAGCCATATTACGATCCTCAAGATCGGATAATGAAATCATTGCACTTCTGCGAACTCCACCAACAACTACAACCTCTGCAATTTTACACATAAGGTCGTGGGCTTCTAGTGGGGTTAGTTTTCTACCAGCAGAACCTTTAACAAGTGCAACCGAAAATCTAAACAATCTATCTAAAGGATCTGGACCAGATGCACGACCACCAAAAGTCTTTAGGCGAGCACCAGCAGGTCTTACAAGCGACATATCCCATTCTGGAATCTGACCTTGCCAAAGAAGAGCAAGAAGTTCTTTAAGAGATCTTGCCCATCCTGCCTTTGAGTCTTCAACAACAATTTTTGTGTTTGTTTTTTCAAAATGCTCATTAACAACAGGAAGTTGATTTACATATCGTGATTCGACTGAGTAACCTACACCAGTTCCACACATAAGAATGTACATTGCTTCATCAAAAGAACGAAGTGAGTCTACTGGCATATAAGCACAGTTATAAATACAAGTATTGTCACGTTCTAGAGCAGGACCAGCAGTCATAAAAGCTCGCATAGAAGGCATTACATTTGTATTAAGAATTGCATCTGAAATTTTATCAATATGTACCTGATCTAACTTATAACCACTATGCTTATCCAAAGCATTAAAAATATAATCGGTATAACGAGTAACTGTTTCATCCCAGTTTTCTCTACGGTTATCTACTTCCCTCCATCGTGCGTATCTTGTCTTATGGATTACTTGCTGATATGCCGATGGCAAAGAAACTGTCATTTATTTTCACTCCGTATATGTAATTCCCAAATGTGGGGTAGTATCTATTGTACCTTAAAAAGCGTTAGGGGTCAAGTGCTGTGGTAAACTATTTGAATGATAACAATGCAACAA